GCCGTAACTGAAACGGTAGGTTGAGCGGTTACGGAAGATTACAACATCGCCGTAGCCTTGGGCCATGGCGGTAATCCATTGACCATCACCTGTACCGATTTCTACGTAGTAGTAGTTTGAGGTGTCGTCTACCCAGTCCCAGATGCTGGTTAGTTCACCTGATGGGCCGAAGGTTGTGATGTCTGACCAGTAGAGGGTTGAGGCTGTGCCTGTGCCTTCTACGCCGTATCCGAAGAAACGGTTTTGGAATAGTTCGATACCGCCTAGGTATGGCATGTTGGTTACTGTGAAGGCTGTGCCGTCCCAGTATCCGCCGTGTGTGTAGGTGGATGAGAGGACTACTTTGTCGTCGTATTGGGTGCAGTCTGATGCTCGGAATGCTGCGATTTGTGTGTATGAGTGGGCTTCAACATTGTAGAGCCAAGTTTTGGAGTCGGTGACACATACTAGGTAGCGTGTGCCGTCTTGTTTGACGTAGGTGCCTAGGATGTCAACTGGTTCGTCTGCTTGTGGTGTGGCTATGTAGCCGATGCCTGATGATTCTGGGTAGATTGCTGGGCGTGAGGTTAGTGCACCGTTAGTAGTGAATTCGAAGTTGACGATGCTGGCTAGTTCGGTGTCGTCAATTGAGGATTGGTCCCAGTAGTTGTTTAGACCACCAGTGAAGCGTTGTAATGTTGCGGAGCGTTCACGAATAATCCCTGACATTTAGTAGTCCAATGCGTCAGGGAGGATGCTCTGGTATAGGTCTGTCTGTGACAGGTTTTCTTTCAGGTTGAGTCGGTCTAGTCCTGTGCGGAATTGACCAATTTTGTATGATGCTGCGTCGTAGTTTTCGTCCATTTCGAGTGCTTGGGCGATGACGTAGTTGACTAGTTCGTTGAAGTAGCGGTCTGGGATGGTGAGTGTGTCTCCGAATGTGGTGATGTTGGCTGGTACTTTCACGTATTCCATTTTCAAGCCGTTGGTAATGGCTTTGTTTGGTACTGGGTAGAAAGTGATTACACCTGCACGCTCATACCACACTTCAGGTCGTTCAGCATTTAGCAGGGCTGTTGGGTCAATTGAGATGATGTATTCACGGGCTGCCTGTGGTGAAACGTTTTTGATTGGGTAGCCTGACACGTAGATGGCTTCAATAGCCAATACTTTGTCGTTTGGGAAAGAGTAGTCTTGCTGACCTGCAACAATGTCAGTGATTTTGGTGGCACGTAGGATTGGGTTTGAGTTGACGATTTCTCGTTGACCGTCATTTATCCAGCGAAGAATAGCAGCATCAGCCAACTGTGCACCTGAAACGTCACCGAACTGTGAACGTACACGGTCTGCAACGTCTGTGCCTATGTGGGTGAATTCTTCTGCTGGCATGGTTACTTCCTAAGGGTCTGTCCGTCGTGCGTCCAAGTGCTTTTATTGGATTTAATTGCACTTTTTAGAATGTCTTTACGCTCTAAACGCCATTCTTCTTCACGTTTAGCGACGAGCGCAGCCTCAGCCATCTCTAATAAGTGTAACTTATTTACTTTAGAATTTGGGTCGTGCATGTTGTTTTCAAGCAGCCAAGCCAATAACCTAGCGTCAATTTCTGATTCTGCTAGGTTACGAATGTGGTATGGGGCTGTCATTGGTGGTTCGTCAACTAAAGCAAATGGACGTTCAGGGTCGAAAGATGGGTGGCCTGGCTCCATACGGATGAGGCGAACTGATGGGAATACGTCTCGGATGACAGCAGCCACTCTGCGCTGGTGTTCTGAGTATAGCCCGTCGATGCGGGCAAAGTTTATTACGTCCATAGTCCTATTGTACTAAAAAACCCCCGCTACTGGGCGAGACGGACCACAGTAGCGGGGGAGTTTATTTTAGTGCTTATAGTTCAGCGATGTTGCTCAACTTAGCGTGTGCGTTACGACGGTATGTACCAATCTCTGAGTACTGGTATAGACGTGCTTCGTAAGCGTCGGTGTCAGCAACACGTGACCACATTGAACCGTCACGGTCCATCCATGCCCAGTCCTTCTTGCGGTTGATGACGATTTCCTTGCTTGATAGTGCGTACAAGGTGCCCTTTGGAGCAGCGTAGTCAGATACGAACTTGATTGGCTTACCCAATGCTTCGAATGTGAATGAACGCTGACCACCAGTTAGGCCTGCACCGTTGGTGAACTGACGCATACCCTGAAGTAGGTTCCAGTAAGCGTTGTATACACCTGGTGATGCTAGGAATACGTCAACGTCGCCACCCTGCTTGTCAACGCTCTGTACGAGGTTGATTAGGTTTAGTTCGGTTAGAGTACCTGGGGTACCTACTGAACCTAGGGTCTTGATGGTCGAGTTCCATACTGCTGTGGTTGCACCGTCGATACCGTGTAGTGAGTCACCTGAGCCAACAATCTTACCCAAACCAGTTAGTTCCTTGTTGAATGAGTTGCCGGTGTTTGACGCACGAACGATGATGTCACCTGCGACTACTGCTACAGCAGTGTCGAAGATTACAACGTTGGTGGTTTCGTTTACAGATACTACGGTGATGCCTGTGTACTTAACGGTTGGAGTTCCGTCAGTTAGGTCAGTTCCGTCTAGTAGGTCGACAACCATGTCTGGCTCAATCCAGTGCACGTCGTCGAAGTCGACTGAAGTGTCTGCGGTTGAGTCAGTGGTCTTTACGACACCGAGGGTACCAGTTCCGTCACCGTAAATCTGACGGTTAAGGTCACGAGATAGGTCTCGCTTTAGGCCCTTGATTTCGTTGTCAACTACGTTGATGAATGAGTTGTAGTTGTCTGCAGCCTGCTCGAACAACTGTCCGTCTACCTCGATAGCACCGTATAGGTTCTTGAGGTATAGGTGAGCCTGCTTGTACTTCTGAGCGCCAGCGGTAGGTAGTTTCTCACGAACTCCACGAGCACCAATTCCCTGGTTGCGTCCGATGTGGGTGTCGAAGATTACTTCTTTACCGTTCTGGGTGATGTGCTGCGATGAAGATTCGATGAATTCCAACGCAGGGTTTTTGTCTCGGAGTTGCTCGTGAATGTCGCCGTAAACGAGTTTCAGAGCATCCGAAGCGAAAGTCAAGATTCCCTGACCAGCCATAGTTTCACTCTCCTAAGAGTAGAAATGGATAAATGGATTAAAATTTATCTTCAGTCCCTGACCCTCTTAGGGCTGTAACGTCGGAAACAATAATATCGTAGCAGATATTACTGGTTTGCTTTGCCGTATTCCTCAAACATTTTGGCAAGCATTTCTCTCTTGCCTTTGTCGTCTTTTGGAACCTGCAAGTTTGGGGCTACTACGCCTGCGCCACCAGCCGAACCGACAATGGTTGGTGCTGGTTCAAATGCTTGACCTGCGCCTGGGAATGGGCCCACCATAGCCTGCAACTGTTGTGCTGCTTCAGCCAAAGTAATCTCACGTCCTGCGCCTAGGGCAGCATTCATAAGGTCGTACATAGCAATTTCGTGTGCTTCAGAAATACTGTATTTGCCTTTTAGGCCAGCCATTTCTGTTTCAAGTTCTTTAGTGTAACGCTCAGTTTCCTTCTCCAATTCCTGCTGGTACTGGAGTTCTTCCTGCTTAGACTTGAACTGCTTAAGGTCGTCAATTTCCTTCTTAAGTTCTGCAGGTACAGTGTCGAAAATGTCTTCAACATCATCACCTGACTGTTCTTCCATGATGTTTGCTGCAGCCTGTGCAGCCTCTTCAGGTAGTAGACCCTGCTGGCCTAGGTAGTCTTTGAGTGAAGCATAAACTTCTTGAGGGTTAGTTTCGATTGCACGAGCAAGGTTCAAACCGCCGAGAATAAGGTCAGGTGAAATGTCCTGCTCTACGTATTCCTTGAACGGAGTGTACTTTTCCAACTGCTGCTGGAAATACTTGTCCTGCTCCTGAAGGTATGGGGTTACTTTAGAGTGCCAAGCCTCAGGTAGTTCAGCCAGCAACTTTTCATGGGCTGGGTGAACCTTAGTTTCTTCTACGGCTGGGGTTTCTACTACTGGTGTCTCAGTAGTCTGGTCAGGCGTTACCTGCGTCTCATCAGACATGTTTTTCCTTACTGTAGTGGAGGCTGGTCACCTTGTGGTGGAGCCTGTTGTGGGTTTTGTGGTCCCATGCCCATCATAGCCTGCTCCATAGCCTTTTGCTGTAGAGCCTGCTCGTGCATGCTAATGTGCTTCTCAAATTCTGCTTTCACAGAATCTGGAAGAATGTCGAAAGATTGTGATTTGCGGAATCGGTTGTGGATTTCGACGTGGACTGCGTGGTTGTCGTATGAGTGGACTTGTACGACTGGTGGAACTGCTAAGCCTACTGGTTGTCCGTTTGCGTCTACTTGACCTGGGACAATCTTGTCTGGCTGACCTGCTGCAGCGCCCTGTTCCCATTCTGCTTGGAACTGTTGGATGGTCTGGTCGTCGAGGCGCTTCATCATTAGGTTTTCACGCTGAGCCTGGTTTTCGTCAATCTTGATGACGTTGTAGAACTGCTTCAGCATGCCCATATCTAGAATCTTTAGGCCGTCTTGTGGCTGTAGGAAACCTAGTTTCATCCATTCGGTGATTAGGGCTTGACGGGCTGACTTGCTTGTCGGCAACGCTGAGCCTGATTCGATGCGAATGTCTGTACCGCTGGCAATATCTGCACCAGATAGTACGGTTGCATCGAACGCCCCGTCAGTACCGACAGTCTTCACTAGGCGTGGAGTCTGCACATACTGTACAAAAAGAGTAAGAGACTGCTTAGCAACCTTGCCAATGGCTGCTTCGATTGATGAGAAGACAGTGGTTAGGTAGGCGTCGTCACGTTCCTGCAAGTAGTTGATGGCTGTGGCAGCAGTTACGCCACCTGATTCGCCTCGTGATACTTGATGTTGACCTGACAAGTCTTCGAAGTCTGAGTGTAACTGCTGAACTTCGTTGAGCACATAGTTTGG